GGCGGAAGCCTTGTTGGTACTAAACTAATTGCTTTTACAAGTAAAGCACATCCTTCAGTACCTAATAATTTTTCTTCTGTTGAAATGACTGTTAGAGATATAACAAATGGAACAGTATATGTTGATGTAATTACAGGAATACAAGTAAATGCCCGACCTGTTGCAGATATGGTAGCACATCAAAATGGTTTAGTATCTTCTCCTACAATAACAAATGGTACAATTAATTTATCAGCAGGTACTGAATATAGAATAGATGTTTTAGCCTTTTTACATTCTACTATGACAGGTTCAGGTACTGAATCTGCCGCTTGTTTGCCGATAACTGATGTAGGAAATAATCATAATAATGGACATGTACAAATTTCACCTGCTCTTGGTACAATAACTTCTCCTTATAGAGCACCTTATGGTAATGGTTTTAGAATTGATGTTCTTAATACAGCAGTAGCAGGTGAATTAATTTTTAAAGTTGCTAACCCTAATGGTGGACAAGATACAAACTCAAATGTCATTGCTGGTTCAGCAAGCGTTTCAGATGCTTATCACTTTAAAATAATTATAACATGATGTGATTAATATGGAATATTGTTTGCCTGACACTAATTATTGTGTTAAAGGTTGGATGTTTATATTAGCAGTAGTATTAGAAGTACTATTTTATACAACTATTGCATTTATAATGGGTAAAAAGTTAAAACGCAGGATTAAAAAATCACTAAAAATTAAAAATTAGCGATTTTGGCGTAAAAAAACGAGGCATAGCCGCTTTTACACGGCTACACCCCGATAAAAATAACTTTTTTACTCAATGCCCTTACCAATTTACCTGCAACTCAGTAAATATATTTTCTTCTTCGTCAAAATACTTGACTATACCATTTTCTTGACCGTATTTCCATAAATCATAGGTCAATTGTGAATCTTTAAGGCAATAATCCACCACATCATCATATTCTCCCGCTTTCCATTTAACTACGGAATCAATACTACTCATATTCTTTTGGTCGTCTATGGTACATTTAACCAAATTGTCCAAATGAATTCTTTTCCCATGTTCTTTTAATAGATAGGCACTTGTATCAATACATCTATTTGATTTATCCTCTAAATATTTTCTTACAATATAAATATCCATAGAATCTCTAAGGACAGGTAAATCAAAAGCGTTAATATTATGTCCTAATAAAATTCCACCTTTTTGAAAGTGCTCATCTATATCAAACTTAAACTCTCTTAATGATTTAATTTCAACATTAGTACCTTTTTTTAATTCTTTTAGAGGTTCATCCACATAAATTACACCATTTTCTCCATCCCAAGTAGTTACACAAGCAACTTTAAATAAATGGGTATTGCCCCAACCTCCTATCTCATAACTCAAATTTTTAGTTTCTATATCAAACGATAATACATTACTCATCTTTATTCACCTTTAATCTTACATAAGTTTTAGTTGTTCTTATTTCCTCAAAAATGTGTTTTACACTATGCCAATGTCTGTAAAATTTATTTCTCCCACATTGTTCATTCTTTCTGAAAGACTCAATCATCAACTTTTTATCTACCCATCCATTAGTACCATTAACTTTAACCTTTGGGTTTGTTGCATTATAAGCAGCGATATACATCTTTTCATTACTCTTATCAGAAAATCTCTTTGGCTTCTTCTTTAACTTTTCTGTGAACCAACTTGTAATAGAGTCAAAAGATTCATCAGTCAATTGCCTACCTTGTTTAATATGTTTAGCAGTAATAACTGTACTTCTTTCAGATACAGCACATAAAGCCGCAGCAATACAGATATTGTTAATCATATTCATTAAAAATGTATTTAATGCTTCATAAATACTGTCATCAAAAGTATTCATATATTTCTTCATACCTCTCCAAACATTTTTCAAAGCCTTCTGTCCATCTTCAGACCAAGTTACAACTTTTCTTTTATCACCATCTACTGCTTCTAATCTATCTTGAACCCATCTATAAGTATTGTAAAGCATCTCAGAAAATTCTTCATGATAAACAGATGAACCATCTTCATCTTCTAAGATTTCACCAACCATATCAATGTAATCTTCTTCCATTTGTGCCCTCAAAGATTCGGGAACATCTCTAACATACAACCACATTCTTTGAAATACACCCTTTGTTAGAATAACTTTTTCTAATCCTTCAGGTGGTAATGTTGTAGCCCATAAACTTCTTTGTGAATCAACAACTAAATCTTTACCCCACTCAGTTAGCCTTTTCTTAATTAAGTGGCTCTTAGAATCTAAGCGATTCATAAACTTTTGAAATAGCATAACTGTTTCTTGTTTATGTTGCGACTCCTTAAAAATACCCGAATGTTCAAACTCATCAAAAGCAATAATACCGCTACCATACAGACTACCAAAAATGGTTACATCGGTAAATTCTGGGGTATCATAATCATCATCTTCTCTTGCTTCCTGTCTATTGTATTCAGGGTTTGGTACATTCATCTTCATTGTTCCTAACAATGCTTGGTCTGTAAAACTATCAGGATTGTTCAATGTAAAATTGCGAACACCTGTTAGCGGTAATTGGTTTCTTGTTGTAGGATAAGCATTAATTAATTCAAAGGTTCTTTCCCATACAGGACACAAGAAATCAAACATTGTTGTTTTACCACTCCTTGAAGTTTGAATCCAACAATAATGTATTCTTGGGTCAAGAGCCAATCTACCTATTGGTACTCTAACTGAATCTTTTAATATCTGACCTAACGATACAAAATATGACATTTTTGCTGAATACTCATTGTAAAGAGAAAACTCTCCTACTACATTTTTCCAGCGTATAACATCTTTAGGCATCTCTATTTTCTTAGAACGAATAACCTCTAAATCGCTGTTATCATTTACCTTTGCTAATGCATCATATAATTCCCACTCATCTACTTCTAAATCTTTTGCCATTAATATCTCACCTCATTTTCTGAATTTAACGCCTTTAAAATATTGTATGCAGTTTTATTACCAATACCTTTTATCTTAGTTATATCTTGAATATCAGCCATTGATATTTCTACAATACTTCCAAAGGACTTTAATAGGGCTTTTGCTTTTTCTACTGAAACACCCTTTATTTCAGATAGCACATCTACTCTTACATCGTCTGTTCTTATTTTCTTTGGTAATTCTTTATGTATAATTAAATCTTTATCTATGTGTTCTGTTGTTGCTAATATAATATGGGCGGCTGTTCTATAATTATCTACCCATATAGGTTTAACATCTGTATGTAATGCTATTGAAGTTAAAGCACCAACAAACATTTTCTTTAATTTATTCTTCCATGATGTTGAATTATAATTTGTTCTTTCTAAATATTGTACTGCGTCTTCTAATGTTCCATATATTAATATTATATTCTTATTGTATGTTCTATCCATATTATCTAATTGATTAAATATTCTTTTATTTCTAACTGATTGTAAAAAGTCAGCAGTTGATTTTGCTTCTATACAACAATCACCTACTATATAATCTCCAATCTCTAACCATTTCTTTTCTGTTTTAATTTTTGCTCTTTCTGCAAAAGATTCTAATGTTCTACTTAATTGTGAGTCTTCTCTACTGTCAATTACTATCATGTCCATACCTCCAACACTTACCTATACAAAGACCTTCTTCAATTAAAGTATTACAGTTAGGCGACATATATCTACCATCTACAATAAATCTTACATGACCTTTTGTTTTTTCACTATCATAATCTATCCATGTATCTTCGTTAGAAGCAATCGTTTTTATTTCATGTTCTATTATAGACTTTATATCATTTAGTGCACTACCAGATAATTCTCTTGGTTTAATTTTCAGGTCCTGTTTAGTAATAGCAAGTTCAGATAAAAACTCATTATACCATTGTACTAAAAGTACTCTTGCTCTATGATTAGGATTTTCAGCCATAACTGCATTTTTTAAACAAGGAAGTATTGGTAAATCTCCAGGACTTTCAACACTATCAATTTCTATATCAGCCATTTCCATTTTTCTTACTTCAGGAAAATCAACTAATTTATTTCCATAATAAACAGGTTTTATATTTCTTTTACCATTATCTGAGAGTTTATATATGGTCGGCAATCCCGCTATCAAATCTTCATGTGTAATAGGAATACACCAACGGTTAGCCTTAAGATGAAATGTATTTTGAATCCTTCTCAATCTACTTGTATTAATTACAACCGTATCAAGAAAAGGACTTTTATTTACTACATCATGACAGATATTGAAGAATGCTTTAACTTGTCTAAAAGTCTTAGCGACATTACCATATACAAATATATGAAACCCTCTTCCAGAAAAAGATATATTATGCTTGTAATCTTTTTCCATTAACCATTGATGCATTCTTAACACATCTTGATATAAATCGGGCATAGATTCTTCATCGCCATGAGCATCAAAATCTAAAAATATTCTATCAATTATAATAGAATATTCTAACCCACGATTAGTAGTAAAGTGTTTGTAATCATAGACAGAAGTAAATAGATTCATTTTACCATTATACATATTAATAAAGTTTCTATACTCTTCTTCATTCTTAACTACAATTCTTCCTGCTTCTCTTGCATTATTTCTTAGACTCCCTGCCCACATCTCTCTTGGAAAATACACCATCATCACCTTTTACATATTCATGTAAAGAACAAAATATTTTTTCAGGCTTAGTTAATTCAGCCTTACAGCCTATAACTTTACACCTTCTTCTCATTTCATTCCTCTCTTTTTCATTTCTTTATCATCTAATTGTTTAGTATCTAATTTTATTCTTTCTTTTAAAGTCATTACTTTCTCATCTTCGTCATCACTATTTTCATTTGATTCCAACTCTCCTTCACCCTCTTCAATAAATGATTCAAGTGCTTCAATAGGTTCATCATTAAAATTCACCGTTGCTGATTTTAGAAATAATGCTAACTTAGCAGTTATCCATTCTTCTAATATATCAAATGTTTTATTATAAATTGCTTTTGCAAATGACATATTTCTTTTTGGTATTTCAGTATCGCAAATAATATAATATTTAGTTTCTATATCTAATTCACTAAGTATCTCTTTTGCTATTTCTGTTACTATTTCTTCCTTTTGAATTATGTCATTAATAGTCCATCTTCGTTCTTTAATTTTGTTTTCTATTATGTCGCTATTATAAAAATCCTCACCTGCATTAGAACCAATCATTTTGACTTCCTCCATCAGCCGCTTCGCAATGGTCGTAATGTCCACAATGAATACACTTTTTATAGAAATATGAAGCATTAAATTCTTCTTCTAAATATGAATTAATCAATTTTTCAAAAGATGCTTTAACTGCTGTTTCAGAACGCTTAGAAACTTTTTCAGCATATACATAATTACTTGCTGGATAATACCAAGCCCAATGTGTAAAAGGAATTTCAGGGTCTAAACCTAATTCTCTAATTTGTTCAGGGTCAGCATTCTCAAATAGTATTTTATAAAAAGCCATTTCTTTACGCATTGTTGTTTTCTTAGAATCCTTCCATGCACCTGTTTTTAATTCCATAGGAATATAACCATCACCTTCTAAGAATAATCTATCAATAATTCCTTGAAGATGTACTTCTATTCCTGATTCAGTAGTGTATCTTGCATCAAGCATAATTTCATTACCAACAGGTATAAATTCATTTAGTGTTTCTTCGTGATGACATTCAATAAATCTTTCAGTATTATATGCCGACATAGCCCTATACAAATCTTCATATTCTTCGTTATCAGTTTCGGGATAAAGACTCCTAAAATGTTTTTGTAGTTTCATAGGTTCTTCCACAAACTCTAACGCATCATCAATTTTTACAATTTTCCAAAACTCTTCTTGAGCATTGTGTACAACTGTACCTTTAATCATAGCAGGGCTTGTCTTTTGTTTAATATCGTCAATATAACCATACTTATAATTTAGATTACAAAAACCATAACTACCAATAGAAGATTTAGTAATCTTCAATATAGGTGGTCTTCCATCTATATTTCCTTCCCACTTATATGTATATTCTCCATTTTCTTCTCTCACTCTAAACACCTTTTTATAATTTTTATCTGGGAGGATTCTTAATTCACTTTTTTTAGTTCGTCAATTAATTGACTTGCCCCCTGTCGGGTAAGTCCATCAGGTATATCTCCACCCAATTTTTTGATATACTTGATTTGATTTTCTGTTGGCTCTTTATCAGCATTTTCTTTAGAAACTCTTGATGTAGCATTTTCTAAATTTGTTCTTAACATTGAAGCAGTAGTTAAGTCATGACATGGCTTGCATACTTCAACAACATTAGACCTTGCACTAATTAAATGTAATAGTCCTTCTTTTTTACATTTATGTTGTGAAATAATATGATGCCATTCGGTAATCCCGTCATCAGGTTCAACTTGACAAATACTACAAACGCCTGTTTTAACCCAAAGACTTTCTTCTTCAAGTTGTAACTTAGCAATTTCTTCTTCATGCTTGTTATACTTTTCTTCCAACTTATCCATTTCATTTTTCAATTTCATTATTCTTTTAATATTACTTTTTTCTCTTGTCAATTTACCACCAACTATCTAATGTTGTTTGTCTGCCATCATTGGCTATCGCTGATAAATCCCACCTTAGAGATTCATATATTAAACTGACCTTCTTACTAATTTCAGATTCAGCCAATCTAACCCAATTAATAGGGAAGTTATCTATAACTTCCTCCAATTTTTTAAATGCAATATACTCGACATTCCTTATTCTTCCCTTAATTTCATACTGTCGTGGGAAGTCCTTAATACCTTTGTTATCTACATTGTAAAAATAATAACTATCACCAACTTCTATTGTTCCTATTTCTTGATTGTAAAACAGAACACCTGCTGAACCACCTGCAATAGAATCATATTCATCTAATGACTTTCTCAATCTACTTTGTTTGATAACTGAGGAAGGTTTGTATTTGCCACCCTTGACTATTTTATACATAGCCTTTGCATATTTAGTTACATCACTTTCAGTTTTACCCGATGCAACCATCTTTAATATTTGAGATTGTACTTCTTTAGCCAACTTAGTTTCGTTTGACTTCTTCATTTCAAATCCCATAACAAAGAATTCATCATCAATAAACTCTCCATCTTTCCATGATAGATACCCACAATAACGATTCTTTTTCTTAGAAAGGAAAAACGACTTTGCGTATTTCTCAAATTCTAATACTACATGTTCATTAAACACTTCATTCTGTATATGCTCATTTAACTTACTACAAAGCACTACGGCTTCTCCTACATTACCTACCTTTACAAAGATAGAATCTGTATGTCCGTAAATTACATCATAGCCTAAATCTATTGCTTTGAATGCTACGCTTCTCATGGCTTCTCTTGCACTTGCCGTAATTGCTTGAGCCATTTCCATATCGCCCCAACCATAACCATCTTTTGCTAATACACCATAAAGAGCATTTACACCACGCTTAGTAGCCATTTGTGCTGAATCCCACTTTCTATATTCTTCATCATTAGAAGCATTCTTTCTTTTGGTTTTGTATTCATCACGCATTTTCATTAGAGTTAATACCGCTTGGGGCAAGATACCGATTTTATCTTTACAGAATGATACACTTGGTTTTTCTCCTTCCCACTCAACTAAATTTTTAGGCATAGAGAAATGCACATTATGTCCATCATCATCATTAGTTTTTGTTTCCCATGATATGTTTCTTGCCGCCATCATACTTGGATATAGAGATTTAAAATCAAATACTGCAACATTTTCATGAAGTCCAAAAGTATCTTCTTCTTCAGGGTTCATTACAAACGCTGCTTCATATTTTGTTTTCATACCTTTCATACCTGTTGGTGCAATCCAATCTGAATGACGCATAAAATAAGATGCACCCATTTGTGAATTGTGAAATACACATTCAAAAGGACAGATAAATAGATGTTGTAGAGCAATATCATTTTCACTAATATTCATTTCATCATCCATTCTAACCATCAATTCTACATCCACTCGGTTATACTCAAGGAATACTTCTGTATCTTCTAACCATGAGCGTCTAAAAAATTCATCGTCATTAAACTTAGCATTTGTTCTTTTCTTACCTGCATCATCACCAAGTAATCTCTTAGAACAATAATCTAATTTAAGAGAAGGTAGTGTGCCTCTTTGTGAATCAAGCCATAGTCTTTCAAAACGAGTCATCAAACAATAAGTAATTCTTCCCTTGATTGGTTGTGAGGTATTAGCGTAATTAATATTGTAAATTCTGTTATGTGATACTCCCCTAACTTCTCTATGTGGAGAAAGTAATTGAGGATTTATTTCATTAGCAAGTAATCTTTCAATAATCTTAGGAATATCGAAACCTAAAACATACCAACCAATAATCATATCAGGGTCTTTCTCTTGTACAAAATTAACAAAGGCATGAAGCATATCTTCTTCATCATCATAAACTAATACATCTTTGTAAAATGGTAGAGGTTCAATAGGAAAATGTGTCATTACATAATAGTATTCATCAAAAGAATCATAGAATGTAATAGCATTAATTTGTCCATCATATCTACCGCCTACCTGTGTTTCAATATCAAGATACCATTTACGAAAATTATATTCTTTAATATCTTCCATACAATCATTAGTGTACTTTCTTGCTAATCCAATATCGGCTTCATATGTTCTACTCCAATTATTTTTAGCATTATGAAAATCACCAACTGTTTCAAAGGTAACTTTTACTAAAGGCTTACCTTCTAAAGAAGTATGATTATCTACTGAATATGTAGGAACAATTCTGTTGCGAGAATACTTACTTGACGATTCAATAGATTCAGGCATATCATCTGTTGCTTCAATAAAGAAATAAGGTTTAAAATCAGTAACAGTTTTATTAATTCTTTTACCTTCTTTATCTCTCCATCTTAATTCAATATTACTTTTTACTTCACTAATAATCATATTATCACCTCAATATAATCCATGTGGTTTTGCTTCTAATTGACCTGCTTGAGTAACTCTACAAAACTGTGCTTTAGTTTGAAAATCGGAAACAGTATAAGCACCAACATAACTCATGGAGGATTTAATTCCATCAGATATATCTTCAACTATTCTTCTTACCTTTCCTTTATACGGAGTAATTTTAGAATTACCCTCTACATTTTTTGTTTCTTCTCCTCTTGCTGTTTTTGAATCAATAGAAGCCGAACCTTGATACTTTTTGTATAATTGTTCATTGGGCCAAATTCCCATTTTAGATATAATTCCAGGAGTTTCTTTTGTTCCTGCAAATAAAGAACCTACCATAACTGCATCAGCACCAAGAGCAATTGCTTTAGGAATATCTCCTACTGTTTTACAACCTCCATCAGCAACAATATATGGTATTTCATCTAAGTCTAAAACTTCATTTATATGATATGCAATATCAAGTATTGCTGTTGCTTGAGGAACACCTACACCTGCTCTAATTCTTGTTTCACACATAGAACCATTACCAATTCCTACTCTTAAAGAATCAGCACCTGCTTCAATTAATCTTTCAGCCGCACCTTTAGTTACAATATTACCTGCCATTACATTTACTTCTTCAAATTCTTCTTTAATATAAGCAATCATATCAGCAACTAATTCATGGTCGCCATGTGCTACATCAATACAGACACCTTGAATATTAGTATAACCTACTAATGAATCAAATCTATCTTTACCTTTTTGTCCAACACCAACTGCCGCCATATATTGTCCTCTAACTTCTGCTTCAATATCATAACATAATGCTACTTGTTCTTTGACACTTTGAAATCTATGTAATACTCCAATGCCTCCAAGTTTTGCTAATTCAATACACATTTCTGAACCGCATACTGTGTCCATTGGTGATGCGATTAAAGGAACATTTAGATTATAATTCCCAAAATTTACTGATGTATCACAATAACTTCTTGATTTTATATCAGACATATATGGTATAATACTAATATCGTCATAAGTTAAACTATCTCTTTCTTCTATTTTCATTATTATCTCTCCCTAATACTTTCTCTTTTGGCATTCTAAGGTCGCCAAGAACCCATCTTAGAGCATTAATTACTCCTTCTAATCCTTTGTAGTTATTCCAATGTTGCATACGCAAAGGCTTCGGACAACTTTGAAATGCTGTCCACCTTCTATTTTGCTCTCTTTCGGCTTCTTCTAAAAAAGATTCTATTTGTTCCCATGTTTTATCATATGCAAATATCTCGCTATCTTGATGGTCGCTCATTGTCATTCTTCTTCCTCCAATTTACTTTTTTTCTTTAAGTGTGTATTGCAATCTTTTTGCATACAAAATCTAAAACCAGACCTTGCAATATTGTTACAATATCTTTTATGACAATACATATTAGTCAGACGCATTATCTTCCGACTCCGCTTCTTCCCTTTCTTTTTCCATTCTACAAATAGGACAATTATTATTTCCTTCTTCATCAGGCATAATATAAGTTTGACATACTCCCATATTATGTAATATTGCCGCAGTTTCTAAATTAATAGCGTTAGCAAAATGCTGTGTCATTAATAATAGTCTTTCTATAATTTCTCTATCTGTATTTTTCTTTTTCTTTTTACCCATTTTAATCACCTTAATGTTCTATTCTTGGTGCTCTTAACACCTTTAAATTACCACTTAGTAATGCAAGTGGAGTTTCATCTTCAAAAGATAAAATTGTAGCACGACCTTCTAAATATTTATGTACAGGTGCGCTAAATTCCATTGTTGCTTTTTCACCTACGGATTCCATAGGTTCAATCTTTACCATAACTAATTCTGTTCCATTAGATGATGAAACATTTAAATGTTCACCATCATAATCTAATTGAAAAACTGAAGTTCCAACTGCCTCACAATCTGATAAAGCATTTACCAATTCATCGGTACTAACTTTAACTCTTGTATTTAGTGTTGTTCTTGCACTAACTGTAACTTCAGTATTAATATTTCTTTCTATATTTAGATTCTTTTCAACAAATAAAATACTATCATTATTTTCATGTCTTTCTAATATAGGAATTCTTACTGTCTTTCTTTCAGAAACCAATTGAAAAATGTTATTTACCAATTGAAGAATACAATCTTCTTTAGGTAAATATTTCAATAGGATTTCAGAATCTACTGCAACTCTACCTGTTTCACAATCTTCTAACTCTATTAAGTCTAAAGTATTAGAAACATATGTAGAAGGATTACCGTTAGATAACTTACATATATTACCATTTTCTTGTACACTAATGATAACTGATGGACAAAGGATAGTACTTTTACTACTACCACCATTGTTCCACTTGCCTTTCAATAATACACTTTCAATCTTCTCTTTTAACAATTTACCATTAACTTTACATTTCATATTAACATCTCCTTAAAATAGGGGGAATAGAAGGATGGAGGAAAACCCCGTTTGCATTAGCCACTTCTCTATTCAATTACCGCTTAACAAAACCCTATAATATCAAAGAGGAAACTAATCCTCAAAGAGTATTCTCGCTAATTGCAGGAATACCGTTCCATACAATTTCTTTACCATTATTTTCCATAATTGTAAATGTCTGACCTACATTATCAGCATTAGTCTTAGACTTTCTAACTGTTCCTGTAAGTTTAAATGTTTTACCTCTTTCTTCCATTTTACATTCAATGTGTTGGAATAATTTAGCCGTTGTAGATTTCTCCCAATCAGGCTTCATACCAACAATATCAAATCCATCATGTACTTCTTTCATATGAGTAATAAAGAATTTATGGCATCTTAATTGACAAGCCGCCTTAAATAATCTCTTATACTCTTCTGTTCTTGCATACCATTGTGTCGGAACCATTTTTACTTTATCTGCTGCTCTTGGGTCTTTACCCTTAATATGATTTAATCTTGCAATCATATTTGTAGTATCTAACCATGAATCAAGACCATCAAAAACAATAGCCTTTACTGCATCAATTTGTACAGTATCTTCACCATCTTCAATTTGTCCTGTTTCAATTGCTTCCTTAACCATAGCAATAAAGAATCTTGCCATATCAGCCGTAGCCAAATAATCAACAGTCATATCTTCATTGTAAATGTATGGATTAAAGATAACAATCTTTTCATCATTAGCCCAATGTTGCCTCCATGTAGGTTCAGCACCTTCATCAAAATCAAGAATAAACAACCAATGTGTTTCTTTTTCTTTTTCGGTTCTACAATCTAAAGCAATTCCTGTTTTACCTGTTCCTGGATTTCCACTAATTCCACAAATCATAAATGCTGAATCTTGCTCAAGTAGTTTCTTTCGCTGATTCATTGCTCTTAGTTTTGCTTCCTTAAAAGCAGATAATCCGCTTTCTTCCTTTGCATTTTTCAATACACTTCCTGCCGCATTTCCTTTCTTATTTCCTATTCCCATTTTTCTTCACTTCCTTTTTTAATTAATTAATCCTTTAAACTGTTCTTTCAGTTCATCAAATTGAGTTTCAAATAATTGTCTTGAATACATTTTACCACTCTTTAGATGTATTCTAATTGAATACAAATCCTGTGCTGATATATTTTCATCATCATCTATTTTCTTCCACTCAATTGCTTCTACTTCAGCCAAATCTAAACTTAACTGATTCATTCTTACATATCTTTCTTCACTCATTTGAATACCTCTTTGTATAGGCTTCGCACCTCTATGACCGTCATTAACGCCTACGATTACACATCATAAAATCAAAGTACAATCAAAGTACTTCTTCGACTCTATCTGATAGAAGTAATAATGCTGATGCCCAAAGCCCAACAAAAATACCTAAATTCTCATCGTGCAAAGCATAGATAGCAATACTACCAACAATAGATACTAAACTACTGTAAAAACCTAACTTCTTCCAATTCATTAAAATCACCAATAAGTCAATGATTCATCATCAGTTGATTCTACAACTTCATTCGGTGCACCAAGAGCAACTCTCGGAAGAATACCATATACATTCATAGATACAGGATTCCATTCATCTTCTAATTGGTTTCCATCTTCATCTCTTTTTAGAGTTTGATTTGTTCTACCAATAACAATAATATCAGAACCTACACCAAAATCAATTTCCACATTAGCAGGAATCCAACATGGTGTTGAATCAGGAATATCGGCTTCTTCAAAACCATAACTTGCATCAGCAGGTTCAATCCACAATACTCTATTTCCTGTCTTTTCATTTACAGTCAAATTCATACTGCTTACAATACCATCAGTAATACATAGTTTCATTCCTGGATTTGACATAATAGTAGAATGATAATCTTCAATCTCCATCAAATCAGCAATATATTCTTCCATGCAATCAACAAGTAAATCTTCCATAGAAGGCAACTTACCAACATACAAATCATCATCTTCATCTAAGTTAGCATTATATTGTAGAGAAGCAAGTGTTCTTCCCTTAATACCATAACAAGCATTTCTGTCATCATTAAACAAAGCGTTTAGATGAATCCACTCAAATGGTCTTACATCCCATTCTTTAGCGGCAATATTCTTCAAACCAAAAGTCCAATATTGATAATCTCCACCGTCTTTCTTTGCAATCAAATGTACTCTTCTTCTAAATTCTTCAGCAGGTAGAGGCTTTCCATAGCGAGGGTTTGCATCTCCACTCATAAAAGACTTAATATTATCAAGAGGTACAATCCACTTATTTTCTTCTACTTCAATAGATGAATTAGGCAATTGAGGAATTACCTTAGTTTGTACATCACCATCTACAACTTGACTCTTTTCATAACCTGCATCAGTTAGTACAACTTCAGCACATCTTTCTTCATTGAATACAGTATTAGGATTACTGTTATAATCACTAATCAAAGTTTTTCTCTTCCATTCCTGTACATCTCTTGCAGGTTCAGAACCAACAACAAATCCAAAAGCATCATTTCCATATCCACCACTACTTCTCTTAGTAGTATTAGATTTTAGAGAACCTCTTACAAAGTTTCTTGTTAGAGTTAGTGCAACCATTTGTTGTCGCTCATTCTCTAAATCAAGGTTGTTGCTTTCTGCAATTTCGTTGTACTTCTCAAGCATTTCGGCTTCAGACTTACCCAATTTGTTTGCTAATCCATTCAATTCTTTTTCTATTCTTTCATTCATATTTTTCACTTTCCTTTGTCTTTTCTTTAGTTGTCAATGAATTGTGCCGAGAACCACGACACGATTATTTTTGGAGTCATTGACTTGCTTCTCCATTCCATTTCTCCTATATGACTGAGGCACTTAAACATAATGCTTCTATCAATTTCCATATCTAATACACAATGATGTAGATTATTACATATTTCTTTTACAGAACGACCACTTAATACTTCTTTCATCAATAGGTCATTCGCTTCAAAAACTTCTTTCTTTATTATATGGTCCATAATCTTTGTATAATTATTCAAAAATTCTCTTGATTTTTCTATAATGTCTGTACCGCTAAAAGCACAGGCTTGTAATTCATTAATACCTCTTCGCATATCTCCATTGATTGCTTTACAGTATTCAAGTAAATCATCATCATTCACCTTGAAGTTTTCTTCAATTGATATGTACCACAACATTTTATACATATCTTCATAAGGTAAAGGTTCAAACCAATAATTAGCACATCTACTACGGATAGCATAATCAACATCACTATGTTCATTACAAGTAATAATAAACCTAACATTAGTTGCTCTTTCCATAACTCTCTTTAATGCTCTTTGAGAATCTCTTGTCATACCATCTATCTCATCTAACATACAAATCTTGAAAGGTGTAGTACCTTTAGTATTTGCAAAGTTAGAAATAGTATTTCTAATTGTATCTAACTTTCTATCTTGGCTTGCATTAATCTCAATAAAATTAACGCTCTTACCATCACCTAAAAACTCATTTGCTAAACAATGACCTGCTGTTGTTTTACCATTTCCAGGATTTCCATAGATTAAAACATTAGGCATATCGCCTCTTTCAATCCATGAGTTTGCATCTGATACAAATTTAGTTTGTCCTCTTATATCACTTACTCTTTGTGGTCTGTATTTTTCTGTCCAATTCATTTTCAATCTCTCCTAATCCTTTACATTCGGGGCATGGCATTTCAATGGCAACCCCTGAGCCATCACAGTATTTACATTTCATAGTAATACCAATCCTATCATAATTACAGTAGCAATATTAACTATCGTTACAACAACAAGTATTCTATTGCCTCGTTCTATGTTTTCATTTAATTTATTCAGTAGTTTATTTGTTTCCTGCATCATCGCTATTCACCTTATAATCTACACCGTATAAATAATCCGTCTTAATTTCTTTTGCTTTTCCAATAAGCCACATTCTTGCGTGTACTGATTTTGCAACACAATCATTACAAACCTTATACACTCCACAATGCATTCCTTTATGTTCAGCATTTTCTAATCCACACATTTCACATTTCATTCTTCTTCACTCTCACTATTACATTCTTTACAATTATTATGTCTGACAAAACCTGTTCCATCACAAGTTTCACACAAATATATTTTGGTATAAGTATTGGATGTTTTATTGATAGTTTTATGATACCTACTACTATCATTAACATAATTAATTATCTTTCCTTTAGTTGGTACATAGTTATATGTTAAACCATTATTATCAATATAATCAATGATAGCATCTAATATTTGACTTGCACTTCTTTCAACACCATCATTCATGGCTCTATCAATAAACCTTTCAGCATAAGTTTTATTTCTTTTTCTTCTTACGCCTTTAATCCAATTTCTTTTAACCATCAATATCCACCTTTATTTTTACCTCATCAGGAGTTAAATCATCTTCGTAGAATTCTCTTAACTGTAAAAATCTAACTTTATCTTTTACAGTCTTTTCTATCTTTCCTAACCATGCGTTAAAAGATACTCCTGTTCCTTTTGCTATTCTCATAACCAATCACCTAACTTTGTATTAACTACTCTAATCGGTTGCTTTCTTGGTTTCTTTAAACCTAAAATTTTACATTCATCTCTATCTAATTTACTAATAGCCCATTCTTGATACTCAGGGTTTTTCAAAAAGGTCTTAACTAAATAAGCATCCTTTTCTTTTAATCCTAACTTTGCACATATTTTAGGAACGGGAGAATAACTATTTCTTCTTGGAAATTCTACTCTACCACCATGATAACCCGACCATGAATAAGTTAGTATCTCATAGAAATAATCTGTACTCCATCTTCTCATAATATTATCAGCAAAAGCAATATTTCTTACATCAATATTAGGCTGAATCCAACTAATCAATTGCATATCAGAAGGCTTGTTATATTTAATCAAATCTAATACCTCCTTTCTATTTTTATTTTTTAAGTATGCTATGTTAATATCATAAATTGTTGCTTCATACTTTTTAATTGACTCAGCGTTTGGTGCAATCTTTTTAATTTCTATTTGCCTGTTGTCTGTTTGACCCATTCTTTTTCTTACACATAGATTCATTATAGCCTTTGGTACATCTTTTTCATTATTTGATGTTAATGCTACATAATCTAAGACATATAGAATTTGAAGTATCTTATCTTTATCAGGTTTGTAATGTACATCTTCAATTAATATACCATGATTTTTAGGATAAGAATATACATCGTCTAACTTAATATCATTGGCTTGATAAACAACAAAAGGTCTTGAACCTAATTGTTGCTTCGCTCTTTTAGTTTTACCACTACCGTTTCCACCAACATATAAATTAAACTTCTTTGTCTTTCCTTTCATTGTTAATCAACTCTATCAATCCACTCATTCCTTCATCTTCTAAATGTTCTTTATTTTCCATACCTGCCATTATATCATCAATCAAAGCCCAATTTGAATGTGAACAGGGAATATGTTTAGGCATTAAATCTCTTAAAATCTTAATAGAATCTCTTTTACCTACTATTAAAACAGGTGCTTCTCTATTTACACCCTCTACAAGTCTGAGAATAGATTTAATTTCTAACTGCTCAAACTTTCTTTGTAGTGCTACAAGAAAAGATTTACTTGCTCTAAACATAACCCTTGTTCTAATTGTCCAACCTGTTTTACTTTGTGATTGATAAGCAGTTACTTCGGGTCTTGCTATTGTTAATAGCACTCCTTGTAATTGTCCTTCATTAAACATTTTGCTCATACCTTATTATAATATCTACAAAATTATTCTTCTTCTTGGAAATCATCAAGTGTTGTTTGTCCATTATCTTCAACAGGTAGAGGATTTTTTAATTCTGTTACTACCGCTTCAAATAAATGTTTAGGTAATACGCCTTCAATTCTATAAACGCATAATTTACCAATACATCTTAAATGATAATATGATTCTTCACCATTCGGTAGTATCTGTACTAACCCTTCTTCTACTCCATTAAAATGTTCTCTACAATAATGACACTTTTTTTCTTCATCTATTACTCTTATATCCATATTTACACCTCTAATTCTTCTAATTGTGTTGGTTCTGTTTTATCATCTCGGTGTTTAACATATCTTGGGAATCTTAAACCGTATTCACCAGATTCATTTTTGGTAATCATATCACCCTTGACCTCGATAATAATATCTTCCCTATCTGTTTGGTTATACAGTCGGGTTAAAAACATTATGTCCTCTTCTGTAAATCCACTACCTACTCTTCCAAACGGAATTAATGTTTCTCCGTCTTTAATAGCAATATCAAAAGAAGAATATTGTCCTGTTAATCTACCTTTACCTGCATGAGCATCAGTAATAATAACATCAATATCTACCATTGGAGGTTTATACTTCAACCAACCTTTACTTCTTGCACCAAAATCATAAGCCATAGTAGGGTCTTTTACAATAACCCCTTCAAATCCTGCCTCGATTGCATCATTATAGACTTGCAAAAATTCATCTTGATTATAGACCTCTATCATATCAGCAATCAATTCATTACCAAAGTGCATTTTTAGTGTTTCCCAACGGGTATCTAAATCATCTTCAAATACAGGTTGTCCACCATACATCAAACAATCAAACAATTTAATAGTTACAGGGTTGCGATAAATTACTTCTTCAGTCTTACCATGAATACGACTCATGATATTTTTAAATTCAGCAGGGTTGCCTTCTGTATCAATAGGATAAATCTCACCATCAACAATCCAATCCACAGGGTCTGCATTTTTCTCAATCAAAGGAATCAAATCATTTTCAAACTTAGATGTAATATCATCACCCTTTCTATTAAAGATAGTAATACCATCTTCGTTTTGATGAATTTGTGCTCTAATACCGTCATATTTGTAATCACAGAATCTCTTATTTGTTACTACAAAATCTCCACCTTTTGCTAACATAGGCTTCATATAATTACCTGCTTCGGGAACATATACTAAAGCACCATTATTAACTGCTTGAGAAATAACTTCTTCAATAGGTAGGAAACTTACAGCCTTCTTAATATCACTTGCAGGAATACCGTATGTCTTCTGAAGAATTTTCTTTACGACATTATTACCGCATTTGTTTCTTGTTTCGTTTAGTAAAAAGGATGCTAACCATTTCTTACCCATAGAATCTACATTATCAAAACATTCCATAATCATAGTAAATACTGAATTCATATCTTCTCCATGTAGAGCAGTATAAACATCGGCTACTGTAATATCTCTATTACCATCAGCCTCACCAAATAATGTTTCAATTGCTTCGCCTAATCCACCATGTATCTCTACCAATGTTTCAATAGTACCTGCATCAACATTATATTTATCAGCAACTCTCTTAATTAATCCTGTTTCACCTGCACCGTTATTAGGATAGTTTCTTGCCCATAGGTTTAATATTTGTTCAACATTATCCATCGGGTTATCATCAAAATACTTTACCATTTGTGTGGGTGTCATATCTATAAATTCTTCATTAACTCTTGCAAATTCATTCCATAGCATCTTCATCATCTCCTGTATTCCATTCTCCAAATTCTAATTCTTCTTCTTTTCTTTCAACTACTCTATCATTGAAATTAACTGATGCTAACTTCACATGATTCTTAGTCAATCTTGTTTTTGTCATATCTCCACCTGCTTCTAAATTACACAATTCAGCAAACTGTTCCAAAATCTTTTCGGCTCTTGTTTGAAATTCTATAATCGCAGGTAAAGGCAATTGCCTTTCTGGGGCTATCTTTTCAAATATTCTTTTTATTTCTCTTACACTAACCATTTATCTACACTCTCCTTGTTATAAAAGTATTTTGGATTTTCAACTTTTTTAAGGTTCAAGGCAATCCAAACCGAACCACTTAGAGAATCAACTCTAATTATTTCGTATTCATCAGTTACAATATATGTTTCTACATTAGGCGTTTTACCATACAATCTTTGAATTTCACTTGATACTGATTCTATATTATCAACAATATATTTGATTATCAAAGGTTGTTGTATTTCCACATAAGGTTCTGATTCTAATTCATACTCCCCTGTTTGATTGCAAACATTACATTTTTGTCCACTACATATAGGGCAAGTAATTACTAAATTAGATAATACGGGAAATCTTATTTTCCTTACTCTTCTTCTGACAATTCTTCCATTGTCATCTTTGCGAGTCTTTGTGTTCCATTCTGTGTTTTCCACCATTTCATTCTCTCCATATCTCCAAGTACAATTGCTGAATTAAGGATAGGCATTTGAGAATTAATAGTATTCCAATCTGTACCACTAAAATATGCTTGTCCAAATGGGTGAGTATGAATCCAACACTTAAGAGGAATTTTCATACCAACAACATTTTCATCTTTGTAATCTACAAAACTTGCAGTACCCTTAGAAATAAAAAGTTTATTATCAGCATCTACAATAACTGAAACTTCAAGACCGTTAAGTAATACAGTTGATACTTCCCAAATAGTATTTAGGAATTCGTCATCTTGATAATCACCATCAAACATATCTCTAATCATTTCTTTGCATTCATTCCATTCCCATTTCATATCATAAGTTTGCATATTTTCACTCTCCTATAAATTCGCCAATAAACGGCATAATTCTGTATTCATCTAATATTTTGATAAAGTATAATTCAAACATTATTCTTCACTCTCCTCATTATGTTTTAACATTTCTCTATATTCATCTTCATATTTATGTGGTTTCTCCAAAGCATAAAGTAAATCTTCTACACTTACACCTTTTACATCATGTAAAAATCTGCATAATGCTACGATATTACTATGGTCTGCATACCACTCCCAATACTTTCTATTCTTCATTTCATCACTCATCTTCTTCATCTCCTATATATTCAAATCCTAATTGTTCTTGTCTTTCTTTTCCACAGTCAAAAGGATTAGAGTGAATTTGTCCACTAATCCTTGAATTGACTATTTTGATATTTGGCTGACCTTCTTTAATCAGTTTGCCACATACCCTACATTTTGCATTTCCTGTTCCTACTCCTAATTTCCATTCTGTCATTATATCACCAACCATTCAGGTTTTTCTCTTTTCTTATATTTACTTCTCCACCCTTTGAATTTTTTATCATGAATGTAAAAGTTGCGATAGGCTTGAAGACTATCACCTTCTACTTTAAATTCATCAGGCATACATTGAGGTGGTTCTTGAAATCCATTATCTTCTAATCTTGATGGTGGGTTTCTCAACAACTCTCTCAATTTACTATCTGATTCATGCACTTTACCATAACGATAAGTATATTCATCACACAATGCTTCCCAAACAGCATACATAAAATTGTAATGTTGTACTGATTCTCTAACCCAAATTGTCGTTGGGTGATTTAGATGTGCAATCTTGTAAAGAATTTGCATATCTTTAGGTAATGGTACAAACACATACTCACCATTTACTTCTTCATAGTATTGGTCTAAAACCCTATGAGTCGTAGATAGCATTTGTGCATACTCTAAAATCATCTTTATACAATGGGTATTGTTATGACTTTTAGCAATAGCCAAAGGGCAAGTTTCTATATAAAAGAAATTCATTCTTCTTCCTCCATTTTAATTAACTCTTGTTGAATTGGTTTATATTGTATATCAGGGTACAATACTCTACCTATACAATATAATACAATCATTCCCATAATTCCTATAAACAAAGTTTTCATTCTTCCTCACTCCTATGATTCATATATAAATCAGCAACCACAGTCGCACCTAAGAAACTTGATACTGCATCAACAATATCATTTGATTCCTCTAACATAGCAATTAACTGTTCTCTTGTATAATCTTTATATTCACTCATTCTTCCTCACTCCAATCTACTTCATACATTGATGGATAATCTTCTCTCAAAAAATTAGTATTCTCAAAAAGGTTATGCTTTTCCAAAGGGTCAATCATATACATATGGATTGCTTCTTTACCACACTTATCACAAGTACAATCTAAACCAATAGATAAGATAGGCGACATAAAAGCAATTGACATAGGGAAATTTTCTTTACTCCTTGTTCCGCTAAAATATTCTCTATCTACAACCTTATCTTCTTTTGGACACTTATTACAAATAATAGGAGTAATATGACCGTTACTAATCAATTCAACATAATCCATTTAATCACCCGTTAATTCTAAAATGCTTTTCAACATAATCTCCGTTAAACCATCTTTGCATCCATTGTGCGCCATAACCTGCAATTACAACTTGCATAAAATTAACACCTTCAGGTTTTCCTTCCCAAGTATCTCCTTGACAACTAAAAGAACCATCAGGTCCACTTGTAAATACATTATACAAATTAGCATCTTCTAAGAAAGAAATCATAGCAG